TGTCATCAGTTGACCAACCACATGAGAACTTTGTGTTCCCAGAAGAAGTATTACCTCGTGGTAACGCATTATAAATAATCTCAGTTCGAGATGGATCAAGACTCCTTCACAGGGGTCTTTTTTTATGGTATAATATTTCTATGTTGAAAGAACTTCTATATGATTATAAAGTGCCTTTGGATAAGAAGGTAACAGATTTTGATGTGAAGGTAAGTAATATACAGGTGGTCAGAGATTTTATACAATCATGGCACTACTCTAAGAGTGTGAATGGATTGAGAATATCACATGTGTTTGGTTTATATTGTGAAGATAATCTGATAGGTGCAATGATATATGGTCCTCTAGGCATGGCAAATGCTTGGAGAAAGTATGGAGAAAGCGAGAGCGATGTGATAGAACTCAGAAGATTATGTTGTATAGATGACACGCCTAAGTGTACAGAGAGTTATTTCATAGGTAAGACTCAGAGATGGTTGAAAAAGAATACCGATCATAAGATCATAGTTTCTTATGCAGACGCATTTCATGGTCATACAGGAGTCATATATCGTGCCACTAATTTCAAACATGAAGGCCTTACATCACCAGGCAGAGTGATAAAATATGGTGATAGAACTTATCATGATAAGGCAATCAGAACAAAGTATAAGAATAAATTAAAACCATTTGCACAGAAATTAAGAGACGCATTGGAGTCAGGGGATGCACATTATGTGAACACGCCAGGCAAACACATTTACACTTTTCGATTGAGATGATATAATCTAAATAGTTTTTTTAAGATAAGATTATGTCTTGCAACGATCATGACAAAATGAATCCTGTGGTTCATTTTCTATACCATGTAAAGGAATGGGATAAGAAGAAGGCAAAACAACTTCAAGAGAAATTCAACCTGACTGACTATCAAATGTTAGGTATTTCATTCGCTAAAGGATTTATTATTGGAGCAATACTTCTCTGATGGATACATCTTGGAGAAAGGAATACTTAGGAATGAAGGTTGTATCTAAGAGACAAAGAGAACTCTTGGAGGAAGGACCTCATTCTCTTAGCCAGAGTTGGTTACTCATGGCAATGCACAATGACTATAAAAAGATGAAGGGGATAAAGGAACCTCCTTATCGTGAATCTGGTTATCAAATCTCACTCAGAGAGTGGTTCCAAACATACGAGGCAAAATGAATTTTACCGTTTACTCAAAAACAGGATGTCCATATTGCGAAAAAGTTATATCTGTGTTACAATTAGCGAAATTGAACTTCGTAGAGTATAAATTGGACGATCACTTTGATCGAGAAGGTTTTATCTCACAGTTCGGAGAAGGATCTACCTTCCCTCAAGTCACAGTTGATGCCACAACTATTGGAGGCGCTGCTGAGACTGTTAAATACTTAAAAGAATACAATCTATTTTAATTATGATACATTTGCGTGACGACATTCTAAAAAATGCAGACACTTATTACAAGGGTTTGATTGCAAAGCACAAGCAGAATGTCGAAGTTTACCTCACCTACCCTGTAGGTATCGGAGAACACGCCAACATTATGGAGTCCATCGATAAAGAGTTGGATGCTATTGGTGATGCTCATGAAAAATTAGAGATCATCAACCACTACTTCAAAGGAAGGTAACAATGCACGGAAACTTAGAACCAGAAGAAGATTGGTATCGAGACCAACCTCAACCACCACAGGTTAGTGATCTATGGGATGATATGAGAAGACTTAATGCTCTCTATGAAGAGATGCACTGGCCTCATGATGATGTCTTAGAGTTCATACCTGATTATGAAAACAATCGTATTATTATCAGAAACAGATCTCAACATGGAAGATAAAGATTACTTAGAACTATTAGTCGCAAAGGTTAGTAAGTTAGAAAGATCTATCGATGCTATGATGAAAACTATGGAAGAGCATAAATTGGAACATGGTTTTCAGAAGATGCAAGATGGAGGTATCAATAGAAACTTTGGAGGCCCAAGTGGTATGCCTCCAGGCATGGGTAGTGGTGGTGGAATGGATCGTGGTTATGAGATGCCTGGAATGGGTTCTCCCATGACAGATCCATCAAGACCACCTGGCATGTAAAATCAGCTTTTAAAACAAAAAAAGCTGGAAAAAAAATTCGGGTAAATTTTTGAGCCGTAGGGTTGCATTATGAAACACATCTTATTTGACTTAATTGAATGTTCCCCTACTCTGTTGGATAGTGAATCCCATATTAAGGATTGTTTACTAGAGGCATCAGAGAAAGCAGGGTGCAAAGTAATCACAGTACATACACATAAATTTGAACCGCAAGGAGTGACAGGATTTGCTCTCCTTGCAGAGAGTCACATGAGTATTCACACTTGGCCTGAGAAAAATATTGCTAAGTGTGACATCTTTACTTGTAGTGATGACAATAAACCAAAAGAAGCAATAGAATACTTACGACAACATTTTCATGCAATGGAAGTTAGAAGGTGGGCTTGCGATAGATCATTATGAAATTATTAGGTTTGAGATTAGACTCTCATGATGCAAACGTAACATACTATGACGGTGAAACTGTACGATACAGATCTTTCGAGAGAGATTATCAATGTAAACATGTTGGTTTTGAAGATGGCATATATGAGTGGACAAGAATACTAGAGGAGTGGAATATTCAACCTTGGTTTGTTGATGGTGTCTGTATCATCATGGACTGTGCTGGAACTGAATATGAAAGGATGGGTGTTGTACATCAATCTATTGCCATAGATTCTAGCCAAGTATCAGAGGTAATAGAAATACCTTTCTTCAGAGACTTGGGATTTAGATGCCCTGTTCATAGGATAGATCATCACTACGCACATACATTAAGTCTTTGGCCTATGAAGGTCAAACCCAATCTTCATTTTGTTTTTGATGGATTTGGTGATGATTGGATGTATCGTAGTGTATGGAGAGATGAAAAACTCATAGATTATGGCAAAACTCCAAGTAATGTTCCAATCATGCAAGTTGGATCTCCTAGTCTTGGATTCATCATGACTAGGATGAGTAGCCAAATCTTACAGTTGGGTGGTCATTATCTAGACCATGCAGGGAAAGTAATGGCACTGAAAGCATTTGGTAAAAATAATCCAGATGTAAGTAATGATGGTATAGGTATTGATAATCTGGACAAGATGTGGGATTTTGACTTACTACAATCAAGATCTACGGATCAACAATACATCGTGGATTATATTCATACAACACATGAATATACAGAACAGATATATCTAAAACATTTTTTAGAGTTTGTTAAACCAGATGATATTGTAGGATACTCTGGTGGTGTGGCACAGAATACTATTATTAATAAGGTATTGAAAGATGCCATACCTAATCTTGTTATACCACCACACGCATATGATCAGGGATTGAGTCTTGGTGCTGTAGAGTTCCTGAGAAGGGAACATAACCTGATGAGACTTCCTACAGAAGGATTTCCCTTCATGCAAGATGATCAAGCACCAACTAACAGACCATCTGCAAAAACAATAAAAGACACTGCTGAACTACTAGCACAAGGAAAGATTGTTGGTTGGTATCAAGGACATGGGGAGATAGGACCTCGTGCATTAGGAAATAGAAGTATTCTTATGAACCCCTTTGATCCTCATGGTAAGGACTATCTTAATAATAAAGTAAAACATAGAGAACCATTCAGACCGTTTGGAGCTTCTGTAATAGAAGATAAGGTATCGCAATATTTTGATTGGGAAGGTCCCTCTCGATACATGTTATATGTTATGAATGTATTATCACCAGAAAAATTGCCATGTATAACCCATGCTGACGGCACTTGCAGAGTGAATACCGTATCACCAGAACAAGAAGATTATTACTCTCTACTTGATGAGTTTGAGAAGTTGACAGGTGCTCCTATATTATTGAACACCTCTTTAAATAAAGGTGGTAAACCCATTGCTGGAAGAATAGGAGATGCTTTAGGACTATATTATGAGTCTGGATTAGATAGTATAGTGATAGGTGATGAGATAAAAGATAAATCTTAAGATATCCTAAAAATGTATCAAAAATGTAGTAAATACTACCAATTACTTGCATATATAGTATACAATGTGTTATTATTAACACAATCGTTCACCCCTTATGGGGCGCAAGTAAGCCGACTCGGAACGGATCGTTCATCTCCTTCGGGAGACGCAAAAGTTCGCTGAAGGAACGGGCCTAAAAAACCCAACTACTTTAGGAGAAACCAAATGGCAAAAGTCACATACAGAGGTGTCGAGTACGACACCGAAGAATACACCGCTATGATTCTCGAAGAGAATGAAAAGCGTAACCGTCACGATCTAATGTATCGTGGATTGAAAGTTAACAGTAAGGCAAGACCTTGCAGTTAACCGACTAACATACTTGTCTACGAAGGATCTCTACATATTGTAGAGATCTTTTTTTAATGGAAAAAATACTCAAAGTAATTACACATCCAGTTACATATACAAACTTGATGATTGTGGGTACGTTTATATTAATAGAATTTTTTCACACAAAAGCACACTATACTATGGAGGTAGATGTGCATGGAGTATGCCTAAAACATCAAATGAACAGCCCTGTTACAGAACTTGACACATTTGAGGAGGATTACTAACATAAATATTACGGAATGTTAATTTTATATGGATGGACACAGTACAAGTCACAGCACTACTATTATCGGGAACCATTGCCATCACTGCCGCTTTCTTGACAATGATGTACGTTATGGACGAGTAAATAAGTAGTTTTTCCTAACTACAGAGTGTTAAGATCCTAACAATAGAGGGATCAAAAGCACTAAATAATGATAGAATTAAGGACAGAAAGATGAAATGAAGTAGTCTTTATTATGTTTTAACGTTCTACAAGGAGAAGAAATTTATGCGAAATCGTATGTCCCATAATCAAATGGCAGAATGGATTCATCACGACGACACGACGCTTGTTTCTCAAGACCATCTAATCGACGAATACTTCGACTGCATGATAGATTGTACGGACAATTACTGTAGACAAGTATGCACAGAAATTTTAAAGTAAATTAAAGCAAATGAACCTTAAGAACCCACCGC